TTTAAATTTATTAATGGAGCAACAAAAGCAGACATGTCATACTTTTCTGTGTTCATCCAAAACATAGGACATGGAGAGTTTTGTCTCATTTTATAGTTATAAGGAAAACCATCAGGTTGTTCATATAAGAAATCCCAAAAGAATGGTTTTATACTCTTTTCTGTATATCTTGCAATATAACAATCACCACCAAATAATAACTGAGTAGAAAATGCTGTTTCAGTATCTATGTTAATTACGTTAATATTAGAATCATATTCAGGATCAAAATAATCTATACAACCTCTAATTGGTATTTGTCTAATACCATCTATTTGTCCATACTGATTATCAAAGTTAACTTTTAAACCTCCGTAGTGAGCTGCAACACGTCTAACAAAAAAGTCACCAGTATTATCATCATTAAAAGATGGTATAGCCTCACTCATTAAGAATCTAGAATTATCAGTGACACCCGCACCCCAATTTTCTGGTAATGTTAAATTTGTACCATCATCATCATCTCCAGTTTTAATAACTACTGTCTTTGGTCTAAATAAATTATTTACTTTATGTGTTGAATCTATATTTTGAAAACTATCAGCTACATATCTTGCCTTATCAATAGTAGCTCTAAAATTATCTGTTACACTATATTTTCCACCAGAAGGTGAATTGTTAGCAACATAAAAACCATGTCCATTATATTTAATAGCATGTTGCTGATAACTAGCCATGTTATAAATTAGATCAATTATAACTTGTCCACCATCTGCCATCAAAGTTAAAAATGACATAACTGATTGTGCTATTTCTATTGCACCAGGTAATGATTTAAATCTACTACCTTTATGTTCAACTTGTTTTTCTGGACCTTCACTACCAGGAACAGTTTTTGCAACTTCTTGCTGTGCTTTTCTACTTTCATCCATATATCTTTCTTCCGAAGCACCTGGACCTGCAATAGAACCAAAAGTCATTTGAGATTCCCTACCTACAAGAGGCAGAATATTAGTTGATGGTGCTTCACCTGTTGCACCACTAGGATAAGTATAAGCTGCACCATCAGGAGTAGTGCCTGCTTGTCCTACTATAGCACCTCCCACTGTATCATCTGCAGTTTGTGCTCCAGCAGCTTGATCACCAGTTGCTTCAAAATATTCATTATTTGGAGAATCTGTCTGCCCTTTTTCTAATCTATGATCACCACCAAAACCATGATTCCAATCATTGTCATCTTCTTGTGTTCCTCCAAAATCACTTTGCTGTTGAGTTATAATTTGAGGACCATAACTTAAACCATATGTAGTAGTTGTTACATCAACATCAACAAAAAGACCTGTTAATCCACCAGTACCTGTTGTATATGCTTCTGTTCCTCCACTAACAGTAAACCCTTGTTCTGTTATTTGTCCATGCTTTATATTATCTTTTCTTTTTTTCTTATTATCATAGATAGGTCCTGGATCTTTAGCTACAGACTTTACTTTAGCTTCTTTCATTTTAACAACTCTTTCACCACGCAGTTGTTGTATAGCATAACCTGCACCAATAATAGCTGCTATAATAGCTGAAAAGTTTCTTAGAAGTTTTGCGCCAGGATGTTCTTCTGATACAACAAAGTTACCTAATGACTTACCGCTACTAACACCATAGCTTCTTACTTCAAAAGGATTTAAATAAACTCTGTTAAAAGATGTTTCAGGAGAATGGAATGTATAAAAATCTTTCCTAGATACTTTTCCATATGCATCTCCTTTTTTATCAGCACAACCATTAATAGTATGATATGGATCATCTCCATTGTCATTAAAAGGAAAGTTAGCTATTAACCCTACTGTTCCACCTTCATTATCATTATCTAAGACATACTGTCTCATATTTCTTAAAAGGCCTTTTGCTATAATAGATTTATTTCCTTCTCTTGCTCCCACAAGTATTTCATATCCTACTAGATTAGGAATAGGTTGTCCTTGATTATCTGTTGGCCAAAATATATTTGTAAACTCTACACCTAATACATATATTGATTGACCATCATTAGAATTCCTTTGTGTGGTCCCATTTGGATCTGTAAGTTCATTAGGCATTTTATGATGTCTAATATTTTTACCACATAGATCAGCCCACCTAACTGGATCTGTTGCAGGATATCTTTCTGTAGATTGCCAATAACCCATTTTACCTTTAGAAACAACTACACCACCATCATCAGTTACTGAGTTTATAGCAACTCCTGGTAATGTTGATTCAACTGAGGCTGTATTATAAACTCTCCAGAAAGGTTCATTTGTAGAAAGTACATTACCACCAGCAGCTAAGTCTCTTGTTTCATCATCTTCTGTACCATTTCCAAAAAGTCCTGTACCAGCTTCTGATGTGGTATTAGGTGGTCTACCTGGTATATGGTATGAAGAAGATCTTTCACCTGTATTGTAAACAAACCTTATAAAGAATGCATATTGCTCATCCCTCATAAATGTAGGTTTATTACCACCATTGTAATAATAATCTGCAGGATACTCTGTAGAAACCCAATGTGTTTGTATGTTATTTGCTATAGGTTGATAATTAAAATCAAAGTCTTCATATGGACCTTGTCTAATAAGATAGTCATTTACAACATACATCTTATCAGACTTTTCAATAACTGGTAAGCTTAAAGGTATAGTAGATAAAGGTACTGATTCTAGTTTTTGATCTATAAAGTCTAAACCAATTCTAGTTTGCTCAGTGCTATATAAACCAATTTTCTTAGCTTGCATTTGTCCTTGATTATTACTAACAATAACCAACATATAAAATTCAAATTCTTTATCTAAATTTGTTACTTCTATATCTAAGGATCCTGCAGTGTCTTCATGATCAAATAAAGGTTGAACATTTGAAATACCTATAAAGTCTCCAACCTTTTGTTCATTAACTGTATAAGCAATAAAAGCTTGATATGATCCATTTCTTAATTGACCTCCATCTTTATTCTTATTAATTTTTACACAAGGTACATCAACTAATGGTGCTAAACGTATCCATTCACAATTAAGTCTTTTAGGTTCTATTGGAGCATATGTAATACAATCTGCGTTTTCAGTAGATGTAACTTCTAACTGCCATGGTATACGGTCTAAATTAAGAGTTCTAGAAGGATTATTACCATCATCCCAATATACTTGCCAAGAGCAATCAAAATTTTCTTTAGAAGCTCCTGTTATTAAGTGTAGTTTATTAAAGTTTAAACAAGGATCATTAACAATAGTTTCATATGTACATTCACTATCATCAAACATACCTATTTCACTACTTGTATTGTCTGTTGAATATATAACCCATTTATCTCCGTAAAGATATATAGTTCCAATTATTGTATATGGTACAACACCACATTGTAAATTAGCAGGTTCATTACCAACTGTACCTACATCACCATCCTTAGAATTATTTATTAAGTTACGGGCATGACTCCAGTTCTGCTGTCCCACCAAGGAAGCATTAGGATCCTTTGTCATACCTTTAACAAATAAATCTGTATCGGTCTGAGATGTATTTTGTGGTTGAAACTTTTGATCTGCCATTACAAACTATTTTATCTTCTTGGTGCGTGACTTCTAAACATATCATAATAATTACAATATTGTGCTTTTCTATTAACTTCCCAAATTTTTTGCATTTCTTTAAAGTCAGGTGTATTAATAAAACCTAATGCATTGTTTCTAGAAGCTCTAAGTCTTTGTTCAATTAAAGCTAATTGTTGTGATGCTCCTGCCTCACCAGCAAAAACCATATTCTCTAATATTCTTTGTTTTAATGCATACTCATAATATTCATTACAATATGGATGATCTAAAACTAATAAATTACCTTCCTCATCTTCCATTGCTCCTAAATAATTTAAATAAACTTTACCAGCCTCAAAACTTGTTAATAAATATCCGTCTTTTATTTCAGCAATATCAATTGCCTTTTGATTTATATTTGGGCAATCACATTGTACAGAACTACCAGCTCTTATTGTTAAAGGAAAAAATCTAGTATATGTTCTATACTCTTCAGCACCTACATATTGAATGACCATATATTCTTCATGACCTGTGATCGTTCCTCTAGCATCTTTAATTGGACATGCTTGAACTACACATACATCTTTACATGTAGGATCATCACATGGTCCTATATCTCCACCATCTGGAGATGGTACATACTTTGGATGTGTTGTATCTATGTGTGTTCCTGAAGGTGGTGTATTAACTACTTTGTAATCACCACAAACTAAAGCATAATTAAGGTATTGAAAATCTGTAGGAAGTTTACCTTTTTTATGAGATATATCAATTACTGCATCTTTAGTTCTATTTATTCTTAAACCTAGATCATAGTTTACACGTGTAGCCACTTTAATTAACTGTTGTGGTTCAATCATACCTTCTAGTGCTTGACTAGAAAAGTCAATACTAACATCATTTAGTAACTGATCAAAAGTTCTATATTTATGTGATAGTGCCATTATCTATGTATATTTATTTTATTATCTGAGTCTTCTGGTGGAATTTGTAATGTAGTACCCATCTGAGCTATTACCTGAGTTTCTATTTCAGCAAATAAAAATTCAGGTATAAAAATTTGTTGAGTATATCTAGGTTTACAATTGTCTTCAGTATCACAATTCCAATGAGAAATATCTCCTTCAAAAATACCTTCTATCTTTACAGCATCCCATTCTACATTAGGAAAATACATATAACCATTTAACCACCAAAAATATTTATTCTTATTATATTTAAATGATGTTGTTTTTGTCATTGATGTGTAAGTGCCAGGGCTTGTAGGTTGACACTCAATAGATCCGTCTATAGAAGAAACAGTTCTAATTAGTGGACCCCAGTATCCTTCCATAAATGTTGGAAGTTTATGTTTAGTACGTTTAATAGTACATCCACTTTGAATACCAGTGCATTGAGCTTCTACAGTATCTACCTCTATTAATTCAACAAATGGCAATGGTTGCCATATACTGTTAAATTTCATAAGTTTATTTGCACTGTCTTGCCTTCTCATTAAGAGTTGAGCAAACTTCAATATTAAGCTGTATATGTATCTATCTGTTACAAACGCATCTTGAGACTCAGCTTTCATTTGGCTTCTTACTCTAGATACTACATCTGCTATTGTTGTCATAATTACAATTTTTCTTTTTTGTACATATCAGCCACTCTCTTCTTACTTTCCATCACAATGTATTTATTCCACTGCTTAGGGTAACTCTTAGCTACAGCTCTTTTAAATTGTCTAACAGCTTTAAATTGCCATAATTCTCTATTCTTAAATCTATATTTAGTAGATAGATTTGTATAGAATATTTTAGCTATCTTTCCATCTGTCTCCCAATTTCTATTCTGTAGCACTTTTCCATATTGTTTAGAAAGTGAATAATCTGTATTCACACTCTTTGCAGCTGGACATGTACCAATAAATAAATAACCTAGAGAGTCAGGTAATTCAACACCTCCTCTATTATTAATTACCGCCTCCCATATCTTTGTATTGTACAACTTAATAATATTTTTAAGCTTAGTATTATCTATATTTCCATATGCTGGATGTTTATCTTTAAATTCTTTAATAAACTCAGCATTTAATAATCCTAGAACTTTTTCCCTATATCTAGGTGCTTTTAAGTTTGGAGCTTTAAAATTACTTATCATACTATACAATATAATTTACAAAAAAAAGGGGATTAATAAAAGTTTAAGATGAATAGATTAGTCAGGAGAATATGTTAATTCACATATGTTGCCTTTATTGTAATCATGTAATTCTATTACACCAGATCTTTTTGATCCAACAAATTTGTTATGATAGTGCCAATAATCTGTTCTAGAAAGACTTGGAAGAATCTTTAACATAAAACCAGTACGTTCATTTGTAGTTATATATTCTACTTTCTTTTTGTGGTGTAAATGACCAGTAAACAGTGTTCTATTTTTTGTTACACCCCATTGCTGTGAAAACTCTGTAGCATAAAGTAAAAGAGAATTTTTAGTATTTACATCACCATGTTCAAATGCAAAAAAGTTATCACCCCAAGTATACACTTTTCTTTCAAGATATGTTGTATCCCATAATATATTCGGATCATCTATTGCTTTAGATAAAGCATGAGCTAAATGAAATGAAGATAATCTATCATGGTTACCTGGTATATAAACAACTTGCAGATCTTCACAATACTGCTTTATAAAATTAATACTCCAATACATTGCATCAAAAGCTTGCATGTATGCATCCGTAGCAGTAGAACAATTATCTAGTGGTGTTCCACTAGTTGTAGTACCAGCCCAACTATCCATATTCATAAGATCACCACCTACAACATAATATATTTTTTTAAGATTATGACTTGCATGTGCTCTTTCCACTAGATCCATTATAGTTTCTTCAAAGTCTTTATCTATAGTTTCATTACCTTGTTTTCCAAAATGAATATCTTGTAATGATAGTATAGCACACACATCTTTTTTACTTTGACTTTTAATTCTTTTAACTGGTGTAAATTTCTTTGGTTTCCAATTATCAAGTAATTGTTCTATGTGAGCAGTATCATCATTTTTAAGCTTTGTAATTAAAGCTGATATACGCCAATGATCTGACATTTGTTTATTCCAATATTGTGACAACTTCCATTGCGTTGTATCAATATTTAATATTTGTATAATTTCTTCAGGAGATTTAGGTTCTGTATGTGATATTCCAGTAACTTTTCCTTGACCTTTTTCAATATCATATGATGATGTACAATCATCTGTAACATATCCCATGTCTCTCTCTTCTTTTCTTTTTTCTCTTTCTTCTGCATAAATTTCTTTTTTTACTTTATCAAATTCTTCTTCAGTTATCCCTAATCTTTCTGCACAATATTCAGAATTTTTTTTCCACTTAAGTGCATTTTTTACTTTTTCTTTTAGACTCATAACAAGATTAATATATTAATAATGGTGCTAAATATACAAAATTATATTTAATAAAAGAAGAACCCCAGATTTTCATCTAGGGTTCAAGAGCGTTTTGTAGAGTTAAAACCAACAAAAAAACCTCCACGCTTCGCTATGGTAATGTGATATATAAGTTAGTTGAAGATAAACCATTAATAGTAAAACCATTAACAACTGTCATAACTTGAAATATATATGTCTGTCCTGATACATATGGGAATACACTTGATGGTATAGTATATGAATTATTGTTTACAGGTATAATAGGATTTGTTATAATGGTAAAATTATTTGGTTGTTCTATTGTAGAATATCTAATTGAAAATCCATCTACTGTTCCAAGAGGTGCATCAATAACACCACTATATCCCCAATTTAAAGTTATACTAGTAGATGTTACATCTGTAGCAAATAAAGGTGTAACAGCTATATTATTATCTAAAGCTTGAGTAGATTGTGCTCCTAGTACTAACATTAACTTTTGCATAAATGATTCTAGGCTTTCTCCATGCACCATACAAAAATTTTGTCCATTTATCTCAACACAATTCATTGTATTCTCTACACCCCTACAATTCTTAACACATTCTAGACACTGAATATCTTCACAAGTATTAAAAACATCTGTACAACCTTGACCAGCATAACCTGTTAAACAATTAGCAGGTATAGTAAATGCTGTGTCTTTACAAGCACATGGTGATGAAGTAGTATTTCCGCATTGATTACAAACCATTTCTTTAAATTTTAATTATTAACATCCACTACATATTTTTACATGATCCCAGAATGGTGATCCTGCAGTCTTATATTGAGCAACAGCTCTACTAGAACTAGTAGTTCCATCATATACTGCATACCATCTATCATTGATTAACTCATCATTCTTTGTACCACCTGCTGAAGTAACATTACTAGTATTACCTCCTTGTATACTACTAAATGCTGGTACAGATGTATCAAATAAAGTTCCTGTACTATTATATATTTCTACAGTGCTAGCATTTAAAGTCTCAGCATCAGTGCATGCAGCATCACAAGCTGAAGCTTGACCAAATTGATAATGACCATGACTATCCATTCTTTGTACTAAAGGTAAAGTAATAGCACAATTAGTACCTATATAGTCTAGACTTAAACCAAATAAACTAGCAAGAACTTTTTTAAATGATAAGTTTGTTGTAGCAAAGTCATCATCAGTTTCCATTGCCATAAATGGTACAAATCCATATTCATGTAAACCTTTTATAGTTCTACCTTCTGTTGCAGTAGTTCCTGTATACGGTACAGATACCGCAGCTACTCCTGTTTGTAAGAATCCTTGTAAGTTAATTGGATAAGTATTACCTCCTGTTACAAGACCTTTAAATTCTCTCTCTACAACTGTAGTTCCAAATAAAGCACCTGCCATTTGTAATGCTGTAGCAGCTGATTCATTATTATTACCATCAATTATTGGCATTAAAATATGTCTATATTTACCAGCACTAAATTGAGTATATGTAACACTATTAGAAGTTCCCCATGGAGTTCTTTTAGCAGCATCATAGTCTAATAAATCTAATAAAGCTTCATAATCTTCTTGATACTTAGTTGTACCAACACCTCCATTAGTAGTTGGTTGACTTGTAAATCCAGCACCTAATGTAGAGGATCCATAAGTACCATATGAAGAAGTAGAAGCTGTTATACTTACTACATATGCAGATGCCGGAACAGGAGCTCCGTATGCTGTAGCACTCCAATATGGTGGAAGAGATCTAACATTATCATACCACTGACCATCTGATGGTGTACCAGCATGCGTTACACTACCTGATGCACCAAGTTTCATATCTACTAATGCTTTTGTATGTTTTAAATAATCACCAGTAGTAGCTCCTGTAATAGGTATATAATATATAGTACCTGTCCATGATGAACATATAGCTTGTATATCTGTTTTAACAGCCTCAAAAGATTGTTTAATCTTTAACCCTGTTGCATATGATGTAGTATTAGTATCTATAAATACATAAATGTCTGTATCTTTATTTGGTAATGCAAAAGTTTTTTGTACAGGAACTAAGTTATTTACTTTAGCACCACCACTATCACAATCAGTAACTGCCTTTGCAACAAATGAATCTGCTCTCCAATCTGTATCTGTTGTTTGTGTATTAGCATATCTAAACTTAGCAATCTTTTTGTCTAGCTGTGTTGTAGCAACAGATGTTCCATATATAGGTGAATTATTTAAACTCCATGTAGGAGTTTCATCATCTTTTGTATGACCAACTAGTTGACTATGAGTATCTATTCCTGAGTTTGAAACTGCATAATAAGGAAAAGAATCAGTTCTACCATATTCAATTCCAGATATAACACCATCATATCCTCTTATGTAATAAGATTTACAATCACAACAAGCAACAACTTGACTTACTTGCTTTGTAGTATTATCAATTAATCCGTAAACATAATAACTAACATTAGTAGGTGATATTATAGATCCAACATATTCCCAACCACTTTTTGTATCATTACCATCAATAACACCATATCTTGTAGATACAGGATATGAAGTTGTACCACACATTATTGATTGTGTTGGATTATTACTTACAAATGTGCCATATGAAGTTATATCTCCAGCAGAAGATGTAGTACCATCTTGAGAAACTCCATAATAGATACAAACATTATTAGAAGAATCAAAACCTAAAATTGTTTCTTTTACAGAATCTGCTGCACCTAATCCATCATTATAACAAGCAATCTTTAATTGACCTGCTCCTTCTCTAAGATCTCCATACTCAGTTTTAAAATCATCATATTCTATAGCTGCAGTTGTACAAGCCGGTACGCTTGTTGTTATTTTACTTTTTGCACAGTCAGTTGTTGTTCCTCCTGTAGGACTAGTTAATCTAGGATAAATAAAATATGATTTACCTGAATCTAATCCAGAAACAGTATTAGTTCCATATCCTGATGGTTTATCATACATTTGCACATTAACTTCGTTTTCATTAGTATCTTCTACAACTATTTCTAATTTATATTTACTAATAGCAGCACTTGCAATAAATGAATAACTAAATCCAGTATTAGTAATCCCAAATGTTGTTATTGGTGTACACTTACTAGAATTATCTAAAGTTTGTGAAATTGTTCTTGCGCATTGTGAAGAACCATCTGTAAAACAAAAATCTACAATTATTTCAAAGTTACTTGTAATATCTAAATGTCCTAAATTACCAATAACAAAACCACTTTCATTATTAACAAATTGACTTACCTGTACATAACGTGTTATAGAGTTTAAACCTTTATCTTTTATAGTAACTTTAGTTCCTTTACCAGTAGGACTACAATCTGTCCATGTTGTATCAGGTAACTTAGTGCCCATAAAATCTATTACAATACCAGTTACTACATCTACAGCATCAGTTCTTAACCTTGGTTTAAAATCATAAACCACATCACTACATTGTGTACTAATTAAACTTTTCTGTATATCAGTTAAACTTTTTCTTACATCATCATGTGACATCCAAAGGTTACCAATTGAATCAGCAAGATTAGAAGGATTTACACTCCAACCAGGTATTGCAGACATTGTCCCAGTTCCATTAAGTCTTTTCTCTGCATTAAGACCCTGTGGTTGTTTTCCTGTAGCAGCTGAAATAGAAGAAGTTCCTCCCACTGCTTTTCTATGCACACCATAGTTTTGTTCTAGTTGTGCTAACATAACCTGCATATCTACAGGTTTGCCTATTTGATTACCAACATATCTAGGTACAACCTTTGGTGGTACATATGTTGTTTTTACTTTTCTTTCTACATTTTTAACTCTTTCATCTAACTTAGATAAATCAGTTCTCATCCTGTGAGTGTTTGTACAACATTCACATAGATAAGCAGCCAAAACTTCTATAGCCATAGCTAATCCAAAGCTTTCAGGCTGTTTCATTGGATGTAAATCCTCTATAGTATTTTCAAGACATTTATAAGGAGTTAAATCAACAGTACATTGTGATATTATACAATGATCATGCATGTCTTCCATTAAAGTACAAAGCTCTGCTGTTATAAGATCTACAAGACCTGTAAAATCTTCTGGTGTAGTACCAGTTTGTTCTGTAAGGCAAGCAAAATTAAATTGAGTAATATCTAAATCTGCACCCGTTTGATTATTTATACCAGCTAATATATCACATAATTGCTCACCCATCTTTGCAATAACAGCACTTACTGTATCACCATTACATAGGTTTAAACAAGGAATATCTGGTCCTTGCCAGATTACACAGTTAGAAGAAGTAGATGTTCCACATCCATTATTATTTCTATGACCTAAATTACTTGGTATCATGAATATGTTCTTTATTTTATACTAGTATATATAATAATATACAAATTAATTAATTAATTACCAATTTAACACTACCATTTAAAACGTCTCTGGGTTAGGTGGTGCAGGAGGTATTGGTGTATAACTACAGTCATCCTCCTTTCTGATATAACAATGTAATTCTGGATTAGCACATGTGCACTCTTTTCCATCATCAATTACTATATCTATTTTCTTTTGATTACAGTTACCTGTTGTTGTAAAACAGAAACCACATATATCTAATGAATGTTTAGTATTTACAGAAGCTTTATCTATAGTATGTACTAACACACCCTCATCATTTGTTTTACCTATTAAGCCACCATCTAATACTATTTCCCAATTAGGGACTACTTTACCACATGCATCTGTTACTGTTATGTATAAACACTCTGAATCACATTTGCATTCTGGCTCTCCTGTTATATCATATGTTGGTTCTGTACCATCAATTGGACTATTTAATGTTGGCCAACCTTCACCACAAAATACACATCTCTTACAAGGATCTTCTTCACAAACTAATGTTATAACATTTTTAACAGTTGATTTATATTTATCAAACTCTCCACTAATACAGTTTTGAGGATTAGGATAAACATTATGATCAGTACCGGTAAATTGTTGCCAATCACCTGCCCATATTTCAAAGTCATATACTTTTTTACCGCTGTCCACAGGATCAACAATTACCCATCTAATCTCATCACCTTTATAAGCTCCAGTTTTTCCTGTAACACTTGTATCATCTGCATATACTTTAAATTCTAAAATAGGATTTTTAGGATCATCTGGATTTTCAATATAATCACAAAATGTACCATCAGTAACATCTGTTGTTGTAGTAGTTGTAGATCCACTATCATTTGTAGTTGTTGTAAATGTTGGATATCTACATTCTCCCACCACTATCCAATCTTGATTAGATCTACCTGCTAAACAAATTAATTTAGCTGATCCAGATTCATTTGGCCATTGCGTTATAAACTCTTTATAAAACCAAACTGCTACATAACAAGGTTGTGGTGTAGGATGTCCAAAACTTTCACATGGTGGACAGTTAATTGGAGAGGGAGATGGATCTCCGTATTGTACCCATTCAGGAATAGGTTTAGAACAATTTACCCAATTAGTCTCTGTATATTTTTTTGTATATGTAGTTTTCTTCTTACTATCCCAATCACATAAAGCTTTTTGTATAGAATGTTTATGTTTAAGATCTAATGAACAGCAAGTATTGATACCAAATCTTTTTGATCTAAAATCTTTAAAGATAGTGTCAGCAAACTTTTGTTGTATCTCAATATTTTTAAGTATGTTATCAGATCTCTCCATTGATCAAAACTAATTTATTAATTACAGCAATTAGGATCACAAGTAATCTTTTGCAATTTTCTAAGTGCAAAATTGTACAACTCCATTCCTTCACTTGGACTGTGGCAGTATTCTACTTTTGCTTTTGCAGCATCAATTAAGGTTTTGATATATTCCATTTCATTAATTAAAGCCTTTTTTTCTGAACTTGGTTCACAGGCTTTTAAATCCATATCACAAAGTTTTTTGTAGTACATTTTTAATATAGTAGTAGTTCTTAAATGATTGTACTCTACATATGATTTGTCATGTGGTTGTACTCTATATCTTACCACATATATACCATCAGGAAATGAACTTCTTGTTGTATTGCATTGCACTGTTTGTAAACCAAATGCACATGCATTAAAATCCATTTTAAAATTTTCTTTAATTTCAATTAGCTTAGGTGAATTAAAACCAGGAGCAATAACTAAAAGCTCTGGACAATCTACAGGAACAACACTAGAATAGTCACTAGTATCCCATATAGTAAAGATCTCACAGTTAGCAACAGTTGGTATTTCCAAACTCAAAATGTGTTTAGCTGCCATAAATTATCAGATTAAATATAATACTTCTTATAAATAATATACAAAAAATATTATCTATATAGAAATAAAAAAGGGGTAGAATTAACTACCCCCTTTCTAAAAATTAAATACTAATCAACTATTATGTTGGAATAGTATCATTTGGATACTGTGCTTCAAGCCCTGCATGCTCTCTAATTCTTTCTAAGAAAGTCTTAAATAAAGTTGCATTAGCATTCACACCCCCTGTAGTATAGATAGTGTATCTGTACTGATCATTATCAAATACGCCAGATGGATTATTGTATCTTGGTACTGTGTGCTGTAAAGTAAACTTGTGATACTGTGCAGCAGTTGGGAAGTTATCCAACACTTCTTTAGACCCTTCTATTTGTCTAATTCTTCCAGAACTTTTAGCACCTTGGTGATAAGGATTCTGTAAATAATTTTGAGTTAATAAAAGATCATTAAGTGCATATGTACCATTTCCAATTTCATGAACAGGAACTGTTGTACCAGCTGTACCATCAGTAATGAAGAAGATATTACCATTTGTTTCTGGAGCACCATTGTCTGTATCTCCATCAACATTAAATAGTTTATCTGTAATCTTACAAGTAGCACAAGCTTTACCTGATTCATCAAGAACTTCAACATTAAGTAATAATGGTTCAGTATTTGTCCAATCTCTTGTATCAAAAGAACAAACTCCAAACTGAGTATCTACAACACCCATATTAAATATAATACGTGCTTGATTGTCAGCAGTCCAAGTTGTAAGACAAGCTTCAGAATCATATGCAGAAGTAGCAGTATTATTAGCTACAGTAATAGCATATGATGTCCATGCACCACCACCATTTGTAGAAACTTGGAAAGTAATATTCATCAATTTACTTAAAATTGGATGAACAGCAATTTTCTTAGCCCACTCATTAACAACTTTAATAGGATCTAAGAATGTTCCAGCAGTATTACAACAATTACATAATCCACCAATATCAATATTAGCATATGCATTATGATTTAATAATCTAAGTGCATCAGCTCCTTTAATATCAAGACGTAACATTGGGTCAGTCCCACATTCAAAACAACTTTTAGAAGAAGCAGCACCTTTAACTACAAGATGTGCTATTTGGTTTGAACCTGCAACTCCAATTTGAGTTCCTATTTGATTAATAAATCTAAATTGAATATCTTTAGACTTAACTGATTCTGAGTAACCTCCGTGTAATGGGTTACCTCCAATAGTATCTGTTTGCTGAAATGAAGCGTTAGCTATAATAAACTTATTTTGACTTCCAATGTTAAAAATACCACCAGTAGTTCCACCTGCAAGGGTAGATATAGCAGCAACATTGGCTAGTGCAGTATAAGTATCAGCATCATACAGACCTAAGTCTCCAATGGTTGTTAAAGCAGTTGTATTACCAGCTACTTTAAGACCACCAGATTTTAAATAAAACGCTTTATGATAAGCGTGATTAAAATGTGCCATGTTAAAAAAATTTAAAAATTAATAATTACAATTATAATGGTTTTATATATATAATATACAAAAAATATTAATATTCATTGTATACTAGTTATTCTTTTCTGATTGCTGTTGACCTCTCATCATGTTATTAGCATCACTAATATCACCAGCAATAATACTAATAGTATCATCCAATATGTTCTCAACAATGTCATCTTTAAATTCACATTCAACATCTACTGTTGATTGAACACCTGTATATGGATCTATACTATTTGCTATCTCTATTCTTCTTGGTTTTCTATAATAAATCAAATGTGGATCTACAATAAAAAAGTCTTTTCTCCAAATTCTAATTTTATGATCCCTAAGTGTACAATATGTTTCAGCCCAATCCCAACTTGGATTCTTTAGAGGATCTCTTAATATTATATCTACATTACCAACTTCAGATAAATATGTAGTCAAAGATCTTTTTTCTTGACAACACTTTTCTTTATCCATACCTGGAGCATGTCTTTCCTCTTTAGTAAATGTTATAATGTCTTCTGGTATACAATCAAACTGAGGATTGTCTGGATGTATCTCCCAAGATTCACCATCCCCAGGCTGAACAGTATATGTTTTATTACAACAATCACACCAAGGATTAAGATACTCAGGCATTGTTTCCATTGCTTCTATTGGATCTGTAATACTTCCATTTAGCCAACCTGATGATAATTTGTAGTTACAAAATCTACAAAATTGTGTTGGTGATAAATTGCTACCACCTATTGGTTCTCCAAAAGGAGGGCCAGATGGTATGGTGCTATTAAAACTTGGAGCACCTAAATGTAAATAATCTTCAAAACCTCTTTCACAATCCTGACATGTTTTCTTTTGTACATTTTCAATATTAAACTCTACTATTTGTTGTGCATTTGCCCTTATTCTTTTAAACTCTAAATATGAAGTATCATATATAGCTTCAAAATTATTACTTTCAAAATAACCAAAAGTATCATTATAAGAAACATCCGTTCCAGTAAGTGGTGCTTCAACTAATAAGATTTCTAGATCATCTATACGTCTCTTAGACATCTCATCACCTTCTTGACGTGCATTAGTACCTCTAAGCTGTCTTCTGCACCACTCTATCTGTGCTTTGTTAAAAGCTTCAACAATTTGCCAATCTTTTATATTGTCATAATCATTACTATCAAGCTTATTAAGCCTTTGCTTTATCTTAACTTGTAATGTAGTATTGTTCATATTTAATTAATTATGCATTCCAAAGAGTTTCTACCCTATTAAGTAAACCATTATAGATTTCCTCATTTAAAGGACTTTCTAAAAATAATTTTACTTCTTCTGTAGTTTTACCAAGTTTTGCATTGAACTGTGTCTCAACAATAAACCCACCTTTTGATGTTATAAAGTCATAAACAGTTGCATCTTTTATAAGAGCTAAAATTTTCAAATCTTTTAGATCCATTCTAGAAACATCTAAGAATCTCTTAGCAGCTTTTTCTCTGTTTCTTTCAGAACCTTCTCCATAAATGTATGCATCCATATTCTCATATATTACATCATTTGGTGTAGATTTTATATATTGAGTACTTTCAATATCTACAACTTTTGCAACATATAATAGTTTAGTAGGATTAGAATCATACAAACTAGTCAATGCTGCTAATGCTCTATTTCTTACTTTAGAAATACTTGTTCTTTCACTTACAGTATCTTCTATTTCATCTAAATAAAATTTAGCACCAGTAGTTTTAGCCTCTGCTAAATTTTTAGCAACAATAGAAAATCCTCCTGCTTTAATAGCAAATATTTTAATTAGATCATAAGGATCTTTAGCTGGATCTAAATACAAAGGATCATTTCCACACTTAACTGTGATCTTTGACCATAATGTATCATTATCTGGTCTAAGTAGTTTTACATTATTCCAGAACATTGGATCATTAATGTCTAATATATTTTGTGCTAACTCTGCTTCAAGTTGTGCAACAGCTGTTCTTATCTCTTTAACTTTTGCAGCCCTATCTTTAGCATTTAATCTTTTTACTTCTGGAGCAAACTCATTAAGACCTGTTACGTATCTCTTTACTCCATTTACTTCCAAACATGAAAGAGACTCTTCATGATATACTCCTGCAAAAAGAGTCATACCATAATTTTCTAATCCCATGTTTTCTTTATCAGGATCAAAATAGTTACGGATACATATAGTTTGATCCTTACCAGTTTGATACTGTTCTATCATATTTATTTCTTTTACTTGCTCTACTTGTGGAGCTCCTAATGTTTCAGTAAAAGTAGGTTCTACAACCGTTGTTGTTTTTTCAGTAGTTTTTTTCTTTGTCATTTTATATAATATTAAAAGGTTTATTAAAAAAATTTAAAAGAGGGATCCTTAGATCCCCCCTTTAAATAAGTAGATATTAGAATGAACCACCCGTGATTGGATTCTTCATTACAATCTTAAGGACTTTAGTCGGGTCTTTTACCCATACAGCAGGCATGGTTTGAGTCATATAAACTCTATAACCATTGAAGTTCCCTGAAGACGCAAAGCCTTGAGATCTTCCCATATAGTCCATAGTTCCATTTTGGTAGAACCATTTCAATTGATTATCCCATGAAAGTTTCAGTAAGTGGATATTATCACTTCCTTCATCAGTAACATCAAAGATTATAAATGAATAAGAGCTTAATGGTCTTCCATCTACTAATGGATTTTCAACATCATTAGTATGAAGATTGTCAAACGCTGGATTCAATACAAACTTAACATTAGCTAAGAAAGGAATAATGAATGATGTAAATGACCATCCATAACCCATATCCATACCTGAACCTGTAACAGCACCAACAGCGTCAGCATTGATTACCCATGGAGCAGCACCATCGTTAGCATGGTTGATGATAGAAACATCATCTTTAATTGCTTGGTTAATCATTTTCATACCTCCAATACCTGTTTGTACAATAAGTTCACGTTTTGGATCTGGACCCTCAAACTCAACTTTACCTTGGTAGAAGTTATATAATTCATTCTTGAACATATCTAAGCTAAAGTTTCCTTTATTATAAACACGTTTGAATGAGTTATCTAATTGCTTCCAAAGACCAACAGATAATCTAATATCATCTGGTCCATCTTGCTTAACTCTACCACCATGTCCCCACATTAAGTAAGTCTCAATATCAGATGCAACCTTAGAAAGGTGTGCAGCTTCCATATTTGTAAGGAAAGTTCTAGAAAGATCACCGTTATCAAACGCTCTCTTTACATAATCTTTACCCATAATTTCAACCATACTCTCAAGTGAAGAAACAGAAGGATTCATATTTTTATCAAAAGATCTCCAAATCTCAGTAACAGGAATAGTACCATCAGCATTCATTCCTCCTTTAAGCATTAAATCAGCTCTAGAAGAAACAGAATAATGAACATGTGCTTCAGCTCCTCCTACAAAGTTGTAGAACTCTCTGAATCCTGTATGTGTTTGAATATCTGAAAATCTTTCACCATACTCACCACGTGCAGAACCTTTTCTGAAGTACTTAGTACCTATCTTTTGGTAAACCGCACCTAACGTAGCAGTATTGCTATTATTTACTAATTGAACTGTATAAATGAAACCATCACCTTGTGGTAAGATATCATCAGCAGTTACGTATAATTCAGTTCCACCATACTTATCATAAGTAATAATGTCACCGTGTCCAAATTCACGTTTGTTAAACATGATCTTGAACTTTTGACCATCCGCTCCCATAGCTGAGGCACTATTTAAGTCCTTAACTATAAAAGGTAGATCTTGAGCAACGGCCGTTTGCCATTTATACTCCCCACGTGCGTTGTCCACCATGATTGTATTCTTTCCACCAAATGATGCTAATTGATATAAAGGCATTTCCACTTTTTGTGTCATTGCCCAAATGTCAATTGGCCCCATATCCATAGGTTCTGGTGAACCTAGCATCTGGGTTAAGTGATAAGAATCAACATGGGAATTCGCAGTATAGTTTGTATCCCTGAGAAACAGACCATTATTTAAAACTGGTGTTGCCATAATTGATCACTTTTTTAAAATTAAACATTAAACTAATATATTAAAACCTTTTAAATATATTTTTATTTTTTCTAGGTAACCTCCTAGTTGCTTTTCTTGAAGAACCTTTAGTATCTTTCATAACTGCAGCTGATGATGCTTTTTGTGATTGAGCAGTCTTCAGTTTTCTAACAGTCTTCTCTACAGCCTTTGTCTCTCCTTTCTTCATTATGTTTGTCTTATAACCTTTTGGATCTGCTAACAACCATAATGCTTCAGTTATTAACGGATAGTTTGGCTCAACAAACTGATACTTTTCTAAAAGATGTCCTAGTAAATTTGTATTCTTACCGTTAATAGAAGGATAAGAAGGTTGAACTAATCCATTATATAATAAAGACTGAGTTTTCCTATCTATCTTTGTTTCTCCTATTCTTCCATCTTTTAATGTGTTATACACATTCTTCATATAATTTTCAGATGCTTGTTGCTGTTGCTTCTTCTTCATTTCTTGTGCCTGTAATCTTTTAGCAACAACTTTCTCTTGCATCTTATCTAATTTTGGTTTGAACTTCATTGCTTGCTTTTCAAGCTTACCTAAGTCCTTCCATATTTCTATTTCTTCTGCAATCTCCTCTGCATTACCAAAACCAGTTGCAGTTAAATATTCTGTTATTATACGCTCTTGCCCTGTCTCTGACTTTGGATTAATCTCTCTAGTCTCCTCAACCTGAGCAAGTGCTCCAAATAAACCTTTTAAATCTGTCCCACCATCTGCAACATATCTTGCTGCTATTTGCAATTCTTCAGGTAAACTATTAAAGAATTGTTTTGGTGTTTCATTTCTAACAGATCTTGTTCTCTCATCCAAATTAGCTTGGATTAATTCTTCAAAATCTTTAGCACTATATTCTTCTATTGGCTTTTCATCATCAAAAGGAATAATCTTTTCATCCTTTATTAACTTTCCAAAAACATCTGCCATCCCTTGTATTGGCTTTCTTCCTCTCTTAGGTGCTTCTTCTATATCATCATCTTCTACACCATCTTTTAATCCTAATACTTCATCAACATTTATTTCTTCTTTTGGTGCCTCTACTTTTTGTTCAACAACCTCTTCTTCTTTTGTTTCTGTTTTAGCCTCTGTTTCTTCTTCTACTACTGGTTCCTCTACTTTTTCATCTAAAAAAGAAGTATCAACTTCTCTTTGCGTTCTGCTAAAAATGTTAGGTTTTTTATCTTCAGGCAACGTTATGGAATCTCCTCCAGGTGCTGCGTCAAATATTTCATCAAGGTTAATATCTACTTTTTCAACCTTTGTTTCTTCTACTGTTTTGGTTTCTTTTTCAGCCATAATATATTTGGTTTTTATTGGTTATACATATATAATATACAAATAATAAAACTATAAACCTTAAAAATTTTTTTCAATTTAAAAATTTATGATAGTATATAGCTATCATTATTTTTTTTACTATTTTTTGTCTTTTTTACCAGCATTTGGTGCATCATACTTGTTTTTATTTTCCCTTGCAATAGCCAACTGATCTTGTGATACTTTACGTTGTGTAGCTAATTTTTCTTTCTCAATAGACATCTTAGCTTCATCATTTGCAAATTTCTTTGCAGACTCCTCTCTTTTAAAATTCATATTGTCTCTATATTCATCTCTTTTCCTAATATCCTCCATTGCATCTTGGAAATCACTTTGCTGATTCTGATCTATATCCATCATAGCTCCATAACCAGATGCTCTAATTTCAGCAACTGTAATATCCTTCTGTCTTTCTTTCTCAGCTTCAACTTGTTTAAACTCTCTTTCAGCAGCTTGCTGTTGTTGCGTTGCTTCTAATTGTTGCTGTTGCATTTGTTGTTGCTGTTGCATTTCTGACTGTCTCTTAGCTTCTTCTTTTTGTTCAGCATCTTTAAGTATATCACTTACTTCAGCAATAGAGTCTGCTTTTATTATATTACCAAGATCAAATATACTTGCACCTGTTGTATTATTAGTCATAGCTAATTGTTTCAGTTGCTCTAATATTTGTCTGTGATTAGTCTTAGTTGTACAAAAAATATTAAAATCTCTCATTAATAAATCAGTACCATTAATAGTAAAGTTAACTTTTTCAGCTTGTGTAGATATATAGTTTAGTCTAACGCTTGGTTTAGAACTATGGTAATACTGTGATAAATCCGTTCTCATCTTATGTACCCTTGGCATAAGATTATCTGAATGTTGTATGAAATACATTTCCGTTTGTGAATATGATTGATTCATAGCTTGTACAACACCTGTAGCAGTTTGTTGTGCAACAGCTCCACCAAGTCTTTGTTGATTAATACCAATAGCATCAAATGCTTGCTGCTTAAAATGATTAGCTAATTGTATTCTAGACATTAATCTTCCTGATTGCTCTAAATTTAAAGTTTGATAATGATTAAAGTTTACAGCATTTTCAGTGTTTGTTATAGAAGTATCTAGTGGTAACATACCAAAATCTTTCATAGCAACATATGCTTTTGCCATATTATTCTTACCCCAATCTTCATTCATTGAATGACGTGGTAATGCATTTTGATCAAACATAATTACTGTACCTAATTCATCTACAAGTATGTCTGCTATTTGGTTATTTACCATATTATAACCTACTTGGTATGCTTTCATTAAATCAACAAGTGATGTTGATCTTGTATTTCTATCAGAAAATATTCTACCCTCTACAGGTAGTTTACATCCATATAAACTATTATCACCTTTAAACTGAAATTCTAATCTGCCTGGTTTAGGTTTATTTATACCAACATATATAGGATTGATTTCTGTTGAAGATTGTCTCCATGTAGAAGGTAAATTTGGACCTATCTTTACACCACCCCACACTTCATTTATCCATATCCAGTCTACATGTTCTCCCTCAACTAAATTATCTTTTGTCTTTTGTTTAAATAAGTTTGTATTATAAATTGGTTGTTCTGTTACTTTCCATGTTTCATCTACAATATGACTTTCTACTTCACCATCTGGTAAAACTCTAGTTAAATGTCCAACTTTTCTTTGTGTCTTCCAGTATACAGTTGTAACTCTTAACATGTTTCTTTCTCCCCATGTGTGAATATCTTCACCCTCTCCTAGTATTTGAGCAACTATATCTGTACCCCTACCGGTTCTATCATTTGTTCTACTAACAAATTGTCTATGTGCTAAACCTGGCATATTAGTATTCCATGCATGAGACTTACTTGAATCATAGTATGATCCGTCATTTTGCATAGCTCCAACTTGATATCTTGAAGACTTTACAGGATAAATATCTTCTAAAGATTTAAGTTGACCTGCATCCATTAAATAACCATAACAATCTATAGCATCAGCTATAGTCATCATTTCACATTTACCTACATAGTTAGCATCTGATATATATCTTGTGTCTGGTGACTTTTGATAAAATGTTAAAGATGGATTCCATAATTCAACTTCATAATCATCTTCCATCATACGGAAATGCCAAAACTCTCTATCACAAATAAGCATATCTCTAAATGCTCTTTCTTCAAGCTCTTGCATTTTAAATCTTTCTTCATCAACAACTAATTGATGAGAAGCCCATTCTTCAACCATGCTTCTATAGTCCTTTGTAAAGAAATCTTCTATTTCTGGTAATGATTTAATTTGTTGTGGATCTAAAGCTTTTTGTGCTTCTTCAGAAGCTGGGTCTAGGCCTGACTCTGCTAACTTCATTGTAAGCTGCATTTTAGCATCCGTCAATAAATTTTCTTCAACTAATGCTCTTTTCTTTTCAAGCATCTCATTATATGATGTATCATCTACTGCTCTAAATTGAACTTTATTAAATCTTTTGGAAAACTCTCCTGATAAAACATTTATAACATTAGGAATAATAGGATAGAATTTTAACTCTAAAGCTGAATCATCTTCTTTTGTTAGAACATCCATAAGATCTCTATAGTCATTATCCTCTTCAACTATATAATCAGTTTTATCAATTATACCTTTTGCAAGTTTATAATTCTTTAAAATCTTTCTTGAGTTATGTCTAAGATAATCCATACCCTGCATCTCCAACCAGTCTATATTCCAAGCTGCCCAATTATCATCCTTTTTTTTGGCTGATATAAATTGTAAAGGTTGAGTTAAACTAGCTGAGACAGCACGTCCTTCTGTTTTAGCTCCCTTCTTTATTTGTAAGGCGTTCAATACCTTCATACTATTTATTCTTTTTAATTATATAATTAACAGGCATACTACAGCACCATGTTCCAGGATAACCAGTTGAGGAAGTGTTCCAATATTTCTCCATTATTTTATGTTTTTAAAAGCAGACTTCTTAAATTTAGTTCTATTTACACTTCTACTACGTCCTAAATTTTTAAAAGGTCTACTAGATAATTTATACATTTTTTGTGATTTTTCCAAGCTATCTACAGACTTATCCTTCTCTTTACGTTTAATATAACCCCTATTAGCTTGTTGTAGCTTTGCAAATGATATTAAAGCAGAAAATGAAACTAATCTATCCACGTTCAATCCTGGAAAGTATTGCATCATTTCTATTAATAACATTTTATCTGGTATTCTTTCTACTCCTAATGTAGAAGATAAAACTTCTCCATGTTCATTTAACTCTTGATCTATCTCTTCTCTAATCCATTCTATTGCATAAGATATAAGATGATTTTTAAATAATGTACCCGTATTCTTCCAACCATATTCTTGGAATACATTACTGTTAGATCCAAGATCTTTTAAAAATACTATTTGTTGTTTTGGTACTAAATACTTTTGTTTCTTTTTTGCTATCATATGTTGTATAAATAATGATATATTATTTTCTACTAATGTCCAAGCATTATACCATTCTATAATTAATTCTAATTGTTCATGTGTTTTGTTTATATCATCATATCTACCACACCAAGATGCTACAATTTTATCTCCTTCTGTATAATGTTCTAATCCTTCTGATGTTTCTCTTGTAACTTCAACAGGATTTTTATAAACAAATATACTACATAAAGAATCAGATGTGGTTGTTTTTCCTTCTGACACAGGGTCAATAGATGCATAATACATACTAAATGGTGGATTCTTTACAGGTCTTTCCCAAACTACTATGGATCCTGTTTTATCTTCCATCTTCTTTTTAACTGGAAAATCAGATATAGGTAGTTTAGTTGTAGTGCTTGCTACAATACTATTATCATCTCTTTCTAATTTTATAAACTCATATGAGTATTCTTTATCTTCTATCTTTCTTATTTGTTTAGATAGTATTGCTTGTGGAAAAATAGCAGCTTGTCTATAAGCAAAAGCTTCAGCAATGTTTATAGGTTTTTGTGATATTCTTAATTGAAATTGTTCAGGTGATAAATCTTTTTGCCATTGCATTCTTTCATCCTCTATTGCTTTCAATGCTTCAGGTACTAAACTATTACCATAATTATCAATATAAGGAGGCATAGACCACTGTTCTGGTATAAACAAACCAGCAATACCAATTGTACCTTTATCATCCATTAAATCCGTTTCTACAGCATATATATCATTTGCTTGTGGATTAAGTATCATTTCTTTTAATGGATTACATTGATCAAGATCACCAACAGATCCAGCAGCAATAAACATACCAGTAGTCATCATACCAGATGTCATAGCAGGTCTAATATACTCATATGTCTGATCCATCTTAGGTGCAATACCAGCTTCTTCATGAAAAAAGAAATTACAAGGTCCACCAACTCCAGTTGTTGCATTCTTTTCAAAAGATGCACCTTGTATTTTAGACATAAGCCCTCTATTAGTTTTTCTATTATTTATTCTAACTTCAATCTTTTGCTCCCACAGTAATACCTTTTCAGGAGTACATGGTCTATACCATGCAGTATGTTCATTAAGAAATGTTTTATATTCATCCAAAAATTTCCATGATCCTTTATCATTTATATAGTCTTTTAAAGATGCTCCTATCTTACATATAGATCCTTCTTCAAACCAAAATTGATTTATAATTTTTGCCATATGAAAATAAGAAGAAGCTATTTGCCTTTTCTTTAATATAGCAACATGTTTATTATTTAGTTCTGCTAGTATTTCATACAAAGCCATATGATATTGAGCATCTCTTACCTTAGCAAAACCATACTTCTTTTCTTCTTTATCAAAGATTGGTAAAAAGTTTAACCACATATAGTAATCTCTTGTAACATACCACACTTGTTTATCACCATGATATATTACACCTTCCCTACATTTTTCTTTTTGATCATTCCAATAGTTAACAAAATCTTTAGATCTAAAAGGTTTATCACAATAAAAACCTTGTTCATTAAATATTGTAGCCTGTTTATTAAATAGTAAAGCTGTTTTATCAAATTGATATTGGCCTGGCTCTCTAAATAAAGTGGTCAAATACTTAACAAAACTTTCTTTAGTTTCAAATTCAGTATATGACCACTTACCATCTTTATATGTAGGTACCTTTTTGTACATTGTTAGTTCAAGTGTGATATCTTACAAACCACTCCTGATTCTGATAACAACAAATGCTTTTCTCCATTATGCATAAATTCTTTTGCATTTGTATGCTCTAAAATCCATTGCACATGATCTCCTTCATTAAATTCATCACTAACTTTACTACCCTTAGAAATAATAGTTCCTTTGGGTATTTGTTGAATTTGTGATTCAGGAAGTAAAATTCCAGACTTTGTTGTTTCTTTTACTGGCACAGGTTTGACTAATAAATTGTGGCCAACAGGTGTTACTTTTAAATGTTCCATAGTTTTAAAATTTATAATTGATCATAAGCTAATCCCTGCCCACCGCGGACAGAGCTTTTTTGTTCATCCTTCATATCACTATACGCCCCTTTAAATGATTGTCTTATTTGATCAAATTTAGCAGCAGTGTTTACTAATGAAGTTAAATTACCGTCTCTACCATGCTCAATAGATGTAGTTTCCATATATCTAGCTAATCTATCTAACATAGTTTTTATACCCTTATATGCTCTATATGTAGGTGTTTGATACATTTCTTTACACATATCTAAACCTTGTCTTATTTCACCATCTTCTGGTGATTCTTCCAAACCTACTTCTTCTATAATCATATCTTCTTTTTCATGTTCAGGGAGATTAAAAAAAGGATTCATATCAGGATCTGGACATGTCATGTAAAATATATATTGATATACAGATAAATATGTGTTTGGATATTTATCCATAATCTTTTTTAGAGATTTTAGTGTATAGCAATGTTCTGTAGGAACTACCTTACCATTTTGTATATCAAATAATTTTATGAGCATAACGGATTATCTTTTAACCACATCATAAGACTTTGAACCTCTTGTTTTAGATATGGTAAATTATACATTTTTATTTCTTTTATAATAGGTTCATTTTGGTTATTATATTTAGTTATTGGATAGCCAAACTTATCTTCACCCTCCTTTTCAAATATAACATGTTGTATTGATAAATCCCCAATCTTAAGTTTTGGATTATGCTTTTTAATTATGTAAGCATATAAGCTTAATTGAAGGTTATAATGTTTAAGATTACAATCATCTAAATGACTAACAGGATTATACATCTTGGATGTAATACCTTCCCAATTAGTAAATCCTTTCTCTTTTATTTCTTTATTTGTTTTATAATCAAGAATATTAATTTTACCATTTACTATACTTACAAGATCAGCTTGACCACAAAGACCTGCAGATTTTAAATATACAAAGTGTTCTGGATATACACCTTCAGAAAGTTTTTGCTCAGGTGCAATTTTTATTCCATTTTGATCTACAATAGGTTTTATTATTGGAACCTCTGTACCATCTCTTTCAATAGTTTTAAACTCTAATAATCTTTTTTCTCTTTCATCATGATACCAATTACCTAGACCTATAGCTCTTTGAGATTCACCATCCCAAGCTGCTAGTATTTCTTTTGGTGTCATACCATACCACTTAGATCTTTTGTTCTTAGAAGATTTCTTAGCTTGTTTTTCTGCATCAAATTTAGGTTTAAACATACCTACAAATGATGTAACACTAGTCCACTTGATTTGATCTTTTTCAAGATTTTCATCTAATGTTTCATAAACATGTCCATCTGATTTAAATATTACTGGCATTACTTATATAAATTTTTACCTATTTGATCTTTAACTTTCTTTTCTGTGTCCTCATCCATTACGGCACCCCATTTACCTTTTGGACAACCAGATGATAGTGATCTTAGCTTTAGTGCTAAACTACAACCACAATCAGCACAACAAGGTTGTGTTCCATTAACTGCACACTTATCACCTTTAGTATCTAAATACTCACATGAAACGCAATGATTATATCTAAGCTTTACAACTTGTTCAACATCATCTTTTTTGAAAATGTTATTCTTTACACCTTCTAAAATTTTATCCATGTTTCCAAAAGCAGCTATAATTTTATTTAGTCTCATTTCTAAATTTTTTTTTGTTATTTATTTTTTCTTTTAATTTTTCAAATGCTATTTCCATTTGTTTAAGTTTTTTCTTTACAGGTATATACTTTTCAAAACCTTTGTATGTCATTTTTTCAAGATTACCTATAATATCTTTATTTCTTTTTATAGCTTTTTCTAACTTCTTCTTTCTAAGTATAAATGTACCTAATCCTGTAACATTAATATGAGTATCACTTAAATCAGATAAATTTTTTCTCAATTTAGCATAATAAAAAGTTACAAGATCATCAACTACATCCTTATGTACACCTATCTCTTTTGATACATCTTCAAAAAAGTATTTATGATTCTTTGGTTTCAATTCCTAAAATTTTATAATCTAATAAGATATTATCTTCTGTTTGTATATTTATTTTATTACTAATAGATATTGTCTTTTTATTAGATCCTTCTTTTACAATTAAACCCTTCTTTTCTGCTTTTGCTAGTGCATTTCTACATGATTGTGAGCTTTTAAATATCTTCTTATCAGATATATCATTACAAAAAAGAGTTAGCTCTTTACTACCTTTTTTTGCAAGCTCTGCCAAACAATTAAGATCTGAATTACTTATCTGTATATTATTAAAAAAGCAATAAGTAAGGATTTGATATTTTACTACCTCATCCTTACTTGTTTTTACTTTCTTTGTTACTTTATTTACTATAGCCATGAATGTAATATATCTTTGCTTTCTAATAAAGTATAGGTAAATCTATTACCCCAAGTATCTCTTGCTTTTCTACAGATCTTCATAAATAGTTTCCAATCATCATTAGCTGCAATTACTTGACAACCAGCAGACCATTTGTCTACCTGACTAGATTTTTTACCAGCCCACTTGGTAGCTCTATGTATGTTGATACCAAATAAACCTGTTTGTACAGACTCTTCAATAAGATTGTACATATGGTCTCTGTTATCATCTCTGTATACTGAAACAGGTCTATCTTGACCTAATGCTTCATATCTACCTTGGTGCTTTCTTATTATATGACTTCCTCTATATTGCCCTGGTTTAAGTATAGCAACACCTTCTTTTCTCATTATGTTTTCAACCCAATGAGTTCCTGGATCTGTTGTACAATCAAAACAATGAAATTGCCATTCACCATTAACTTTATAAGATAATGTTATCTTATCATCAAAGCGGTTTGTAACTTTATCTTTAGTATCAGAGTTTCTTATACCCACAATATTAAGATTATAGTCACCTTTGTCAAACCACAGATAATCTGTTTTTTGCTTGATGGTCTCTTGAATTTTTTCTCTAGTTAGTTGCATTTTCTGTACGTTTTAATGTTCTTTTTGCTGCAGTATTTTGAGCTTGTGCTTTTGCAAAGTCATTAGCTGCTGGAGATTTAGGTTCCTCTGGGGGTCCTGCCATAGTATTTGCTACAAACATTTGTGCTTGTAATCTTTCTGCACGGCATTTTTCAATATCCCTTAAAAGAGTTTCATATTCTAATTGAGTCTTTAAAGAAGGTATATGCTCTTTATAGTAAGCAGTAACCTCTTTTCTTTTTTTGTCAAGTTCTTCTTTTGACACTTCTACTTCTTGAGTAGTTTGGTTAGCTTTTTTTGCCATTTTAAATAATTTTAAGTTTATAACTATGGCAAATATATATAAAAAAAGTTTAAATCAAAAAAGTTTATTCTATTTTTTTTGATACACAGCTCTTTATTACAGATGCTGTTCCTCCTGCTGTAGAAATTTTAGTGTATAAACTCATATCATCACTCCATGATACACCACTAGGATTGGTAATTAGATCTAAATTGTAACCTCTTCCTACTTTAGCATCTTTCAACATATAAAATTTAGTTCCTGCTGAATCTTCAAAGTATACATCTAATACAATACCTGCACTATGTGTATTAGCAATATTAAACATCATAGATGTAAAACTATTACCATTATTAGCGGCTGCTCTTAGTAACTCAGGATTGCCAGAATTATATGTTATATTTTTATAAAAGTATGATAATCTTAATTGTGCTTGTTTCATATCTTATTATGTTAATGTTAATGTTATTGATTTAGTTAATGATCCAGTTTTACCTCCAAAGTCTGTAGTTACAGACATGACAATAGTATAAGTTGCTTTACCTTTTACTATAGTTTCAACCATATCCCCAAATGATAATGTTGTTTTATTACCTATACCCACTAGTTTAGTATCACCAACTAATGCAGTAGAATTACTAGTACCAAAACCTGGAAATGTAGTCTTAGCCGTATTAGCAGTTATAGCATTTGCTTGAGTTGTTGTTATACCAGTTTTAGCTGTATTAAGTGCAATTGCTCTTTGCTCTGATATAGATATAGTTGTTGTATCACCTGCTAATGCCGTACTGCTAGTTGTACCAAACCCAGGAAATGTAGATTTACTTTTATTAGAAGATATTTCTGTTCTAAGATAATCTAACTCTTCTTGCATTTTTTGTATTTGATATAACAATGCTGCTTCTGGTTCAAATTGAAATAAATCTTCATGGTGATCATTATCAAAGTTTGCTTTAATTTTTGTTAAGTCAGCCCCAGTTTTATTGTGAATTGATTCATATTTTTTACTTGTTAATGCCATAATCTATATTTTTTAAATTAATGCTAATGTTAATGTTGCTCCAAATAATTTATCTGTTGTATTTCCTGGAAACCATGAAACCATTATACATTTATCAACAGCGTATGGTATTGGATTAGTTAATGTTATAGCTGTATTAGATAGACCAGTACTTGTTCCAGGAAGTGCTGAATAAGCCCCTGTTTGTATGCTGTATACATATACAGCTACAGGTTTAGCTGAGCTTGCATGTACATTTACATGTGTCACCTGATGTCCAAATGGTATATCTTTAAACCCCCACATCTTTGACGTGTTTCTTGCAACTATTAAACCAGCAGGGCTCACTATAGTAAACATATTAGGTCTTCCTGAAGCTACATCAGGTACAAAATCTGATAGAAGCATTTTTAGTGTAAGATCAACATGCTGTAAAGTTCCGTCTGTATCAGGTAATGATAAAGTTCTATCTGCTGTTGGTTCACCACCTTTTAAGGTTGTTTCATGAGCATCAGCTGTTGTTCCTTCAAATATAATACCTTTATCAGCACCAGTTAATGTAATATCTCCAGATGTTGATATAGAAGTTGCATCTACATTTCCACTAAATTCAGCTGCTTTTGTGCTACCATCCATATGAAATATTTGCTGATGAGATTGTGCTGAACTACCACTACTTCCTGCAGCTGATCCATAAAAAAAATATTCATTATTACCAAACCCTGTTGTAGCATTACCAGTACCTTTACCTGTATAAAATCTCATACCACCCCCTGTTTTATTACTACCAACAGCATCACCTGCTTGCATAACTAAAGGACTTCCTGTACTAAGAGAAGATTGAGGGCTTACCCCTATAGTTACAGGATAACCAACATTAAAAGCGGCTGATGTATCTATATCTATTGCTGCACCAAAAGATTCAACCATCCATGCTGGAGGAGCTGTATTAAGATCAAAATTAGTTGTACTTACAGTAAAAGTATTTCCAGTTAAATGTAAGTTACCATCTACATCAATATCAAGGTCAGCACCCGAACCACCTGCATCAATTGTTTTTAAAAACGTTCTTCCAGATGCTTGTACTTCTATTCCAAAATAATCTAATGCAGGTGATCCAACAAGACTTGTTACACCTGGTTCATAAAAATGAGTGTAATTAGTTATACCCCCGTGATAAAGGTGACTATGATATGTGCTATCTTGTGTTGTTGTACCACTTGCTGCTTGTTTAGAAACTTTATGTATTATACTTCCCCAAGCATCTTTAAAAACAGCTTGAGTTGCAAATCCACCTGTTCCTGTCCCTATACCACCTATTATTTCTACTGAACCACCACCCATATTAGTTGCACCACTTGTTCCATCTCCTCCTTTTATACTTATAGCTCCACCCCAATCAATAGCACCAGTTCCATCATTTGTAAATCTTGTTATCCTAGCAGCACTACTTGCCCAAGTAGCTTGAGTAGTAGCATCTCCAAATGTTAAAGTATTAGAATCATAATTAAGAGTAGCTTCAGAAGTAACAGCACTTGTACCATTTCCTGTAATAAGGTTATTTGTACCTATTGTTGATACACCTGTACCACCATTAGCTACAGATAAATCAGTTCCTGACCAATCAGCATTATTAATAGCAAGAGTTCCACCAAGAGTTAAATTACCTGATGTAGTTACAGTACCTGTTAATGTTACTCCATTAACTGTACCCGTTCCACCTACAGAAGTAACAGTACCAGTACCTGGAGTAATAGTAGACCAAGTTAATAAACCATTACCATCAGTAGTTAATACTTGACCTGCGGAACCATCATCATTAGGGAGAGTAAGCTCATAAGAATATGTAGTAGGATCTGGTGGAGTAAGAAGAACTCCCCCAATCATTAGATCATCAAATATTGTTTGTTTTCCTAGGTATTTCATTTTTTGGCAAACTTCTCAATGCCGCTAATACCAAAGCAGCCGAGAACAACCCAAACAAATGAATCATACACAAATTCATTAATTACAAGATCATAACCGTACCAACCAGTGGCAAGATCAGCAATCATTATTATACACATAATT